GCCGCCGGCCGCCAGGAACTGAGCGATCTGTGCGGATATCGCGTCCGCGCGCTGGCGCTGCTGCTCGACCATGCTGAGGTGGTTGCTGATCATGCTGCTTTACTCCGCAGTTTCGCCTCGTATCCGTCCACCAGCAGCTTGAACTCCCAGAGATCCTCTTCGAGCTTTTCGATGTAGTCGTCATCGCGCTTGAATTCCTGCAGCCAGAGCTGGCGGCCGACAGGTTTCAGGAGCGGGCAGTACATTCCGATGTGCCACCACTTTCGATCAGTGATCCACATGCAGCCCTGCACCTGGTCGATGACCTCGCTGGCGTCGTTGTCGATGTGGAAAGCTCGGAGCTTGTCGGGGGCCAGGAAGCACTTGTATTCGGAGCCGCCATCTTCACCGATGAATCCGTCTGCGCTGGCGCCGAATACGCCATCGTCGGTCTTCACCAGGCCGACCTGCGTTACAACAAGGCCCTTCTGGATCTCGTGCTCCATCCGGGCATCTGGTTCCAGCTCGTGCCCTCGGCGCATTTGCCAGGTCTCGAACCCACCATCCAGCGGTGCGCCACCAATGCGCTCTACGGCCAGCTCAAAGGCGTACGACAGTGCCGCGTTGGACGGCTCGCCGACCTTCTCGCCGTCCAGGGCGCGCTGTACCACTTCAGCCTTCGGCCCAGCCTTGTAGCCAGCCAGATCGCGAGCACGGGCTTCAGTATGCCCGGCGAGCATCGCGTCCACATAGGTGCGCTGCTGGGCAGTCAGCCCATTCACCTTGGAGCGGGCGGTGCTGAACATGCTGGCGGTGATGACGCCGGCTCGACCTTGGAGCCACTCGGGCGAGCCCTGTGCACAGTTGACGATGATCATGGATTGGCTCCTGCTTGAGGGGCAGTGCTGAGCTGCTGCCCGCGAGTGGTAACGGCGACCTTCAAGGCGTCGTAGAGGTCGGTTGCGGTTTTCTTATCGGTGGCTTTGAGGTCTTGGGAAAACTGAACACCCGTCTGCCAGATGGCCGTTAGGCCCTCTTTCGTGTCAGCGGCGTATGCCTTCGGTACCCATTCATTCAGGAGCTCCCCGAGGCTTGGCGGCTGCTCTCCACCGCCGTTCCCGTCGTTATCTTCATCCGTCAGCACGACGTTGAAGATCATCATCGTCAGATAGCGACGGGCATAGCTGAAGGTAGAGCCGCTGGCGTGCACGCCGGTCTTGTTCACGCTGCCCTTGATCCCTACCGAGTCGATTGGGAGGTCGACGTGATATTTCTTCGTGTGTCCGGCCTCATGCATGCAGTCGCAGACAGTGCGGATATGGCCAACCAGCGGGCTGTCGCCGGTGCCGAACGACAGTGAGAAGCCGTGAAGCGTGTAGACCGGTGAAATCTTCCGGTCAATCGACTCAAGTGCGGCGTAGCTGCTGTTCGTTTGGGTGTTGAACTTGTCGCGAAAAACGGGCTCGATTTCTGCTTGGGCGCGAACCATGGCAGCGTTGAAGGCCGCCGCCGCCGTACGGTCCGTGTGGCGCTCGTACATTTCCATCATCTTCTGCATTTTGTCTGCATCGAAGGCTGGATCGGTCGCGGCGCGCTGGATCATGGTCAGCATCGCGGTTGACTCATTGGTGGCCGCCGGACTGGCGACCTGCCGGGCATCGGGGCGCTCGGCCAGGGCTGCATTACTCATGACAACCTCAATACTGAATACTGATGGATGGGATGAAGCCACTCGCGATCAGCTTCACAGCCAACCGCGCGCATTCTTCGTTCATGCCTTTGGCCATGAAAGCTTCTTTGGCGGCCTTGTAGATGGCGCCCTTGTGCGCCTTGTCTGCTTCGCGGGCGGCAGCCTGGCGCAGGATCTCGTCGGCGGCCTGTTTCTGGCGGGCGACCTCTGCCAGTCGTGCGCGCTCTGCTGCTTCGGCTTGTCGGCGCTCGGAGTCGATCCGCTCCTGGTTGGCCCGCTGCTCGGCTTCAACCTGCTCGCGCTTGGCCTGCTCGGCGCGGCGCTCCGCCTCAGCAGCCTGAAATTTGAGGTCGTCTTCGCGCTTCTGTGCGGCCGCCTGATCGTTACGGACACGTTGAGCCTCTGCATCGCGCTCGCGCTGGGCTTTTTCTTCGGCTTCGCGGGTAGCTCGCTCTGTCGCCTCCCGGGCAATCCGGACTTCGTGATCCTTCTTGTCGCGGGCTTCTTTCTCTTTGCGCAACCGGACTAGTTCAGCCTGTTCGGTCTCGTATGTGGTGCGCTCGGCCTGCAGACTGCGCAGCTTGGTCAGGGCGAGGTCTTTCGCCTCGGTAGCCTCGGCCAGGAACTCCTCCCACGCATCGTCGAGCGCGATGGCTTCAAGATCAGCAATTACCCGGGCGACCACAGATGCCGTCGGCGTTTCGCCGAACAGGGCCATATCCTTGATCTTCCGAATGCCGTCGTTGTGTTTGTCGACCCGGGCGTCTTCGGCCTTTTCCCAGTCATCCAGCGGCTTGCGGACTTCCTTCTGCCAGGCTTCCAGCTTGTCCCATACACGCTTGCGCTCGGCATCGATCAGCTTCGGGATTTCCTTCTGCTTCGCGGAGATCTCTTTACCGACGGCCTCAAGTGCTGTCTTCGATTTCGCAATTTGGTGCGCCATTGACGCATACGCCTCGCGCCCCTTCCTTGTTTTGAGATCAGGAAGAACTTTCTGAAATTCATCGACCTTTGCACGGACCTGATCAAGCCAAGGGTCGAGGCCGTTGGCTGTGCTGAACACGGCCAGCGCCGTTTCCTTGGGTGGCACGACGGCCAGTTGAGTTTCTGCGGACATGGTTGTTCCTTGCGCCATGCCGTTGCCGGGGCGCTGTGAAAGGGTGCTGGTTATTGAATGATGCGATCGGCGAAAGCGCTGAGCAGGTGTTCGCGGCTCACGCGGCATCAGCCTTTTGTTGTTCGTCCTGATCGGCGGCCAGGTCATGGGCAATCTCTTCGGCGCGGGCCCGGCCATACTCGTTGGCGTGCGGTCGGATCAGCGCTTCGGCGACATCGTGGAGCGCAGTGGGGTGATGCGTGCTCTTTGGCTGACCCAGGGCCGTACATGCGAGATCAAAGGCCTTGCCGTGCACCCGGCGCCCGTCGGCGATGACTTCGCAGATCATCTGCTCAATCGGATATTCGCGATTGTCGGTCAGCAGCGGGGCAATGTGTTCCTGGGCGCCGAGGTGCTCGGCCAGGGCCTCGTACAGCGATTGCGGGGTGACCAGGGCGACAGTCTTTCCGTGGGCTCGCGGTGCCGTCACGTTATCACCGCAGATCAGCGAGTTGATCGCATCGTGCAGCCAGTCCGGGCCTTCCGGGGTTTCGAGGAAATCAGTCATCACGACTACTCCTGTGATTGCTCGAGATCCCGCGCCAGGGCGCAGGCCGCGTTGTGGTTGAAGCGGAAGCCCTTCACCTTTCCGGTGACGCTGTCCTTGATGTGGTAGGCGTTGCCGGCTGGTACCACCTTGAAGCGGCATGCGGTCACCGGCGCCTTGATGCCGGTCAGCGCATAAAACTCGGCGGTGGCGATCTGGGTGCGCTTGCGAATATCGGCAAGCGTGTTGCGGCGGAGCTGGGTGCTGGGATGCATAGTTGCCTCCAATGTGGCGGGTACTGGCCCAACAAAACTCGGCTGCACTCATCCGTTCCGCTGGTTGCCGTTGGGCGCGGAGGGGAGTGCATGCGAGTTGGGTCGGGGAAGTTGCTGCATCGGGGGGGATCTTCAGTGCTGTGGCCAGGCCTGCCTTTCCTATCCACGCCCATTTAAGGGCTCGGAACCCCACCGCATATGTCGCCCTTGCGGGCCGTGGGGCATTGCCTTACAGCTCGACGCCCTTAGACCCTCACGGGACTAAAGATCACCTCCGATGCAGCCTGGTGCTTGGGAGTACCAGGTGCTCGGGCAGTTTTCGACAGGCTGTCGTGGATCTGGTTGTTCAGATAATTGCCGTCAGAGTTTTCGAACCATCCGGGTTGCTGGTGGTGATATGCATCGCCATCGAGAGACGGACAGGCTGCCGAATGGTTACGGCGCACTTGCTGAAGCGCTCATCAAACACCTCATCGCCATCAGGCAGGTGTGATGTGCAGGTCAGGTTGGAGCAGTCTTCGCCGTTCGGCCCCTCGCCGTCATGGCCGATGCTGAAGCTGGAGATCATCGCAATGCCGTTGCCGCGACAGATCTCGATGATCTGCTGCATGAGCGGGCTGATCTGGCTGTCGTAAATCTCTTCTTTGTTCATGGTCGTGCTCCGGTTGTTTTCCCGTTTGGCCCTGCTCCAAGATCAATCGGTGAAAACCCGGGCCTCGCTACTGGCGACAGGCCCGGTTTGTTGCGTCAGCGATGTAGGTAAAGCTGATGCCTATTCCCCGCTTGCTGATTGCAGGTTTCGGTAGTCGTGTGCGGCGATGGGCTTCCCTGGTCACTCCGGCTTGATCAGCGCGTTGTCGGTGTGGTCTTCGGGTATCTACAACATGCGGCATGCAGCCCTGTGCCTGGGTGAGGTGAATCGGCACACCACATGAGGTCCGGCGCTCCTCATAGCCGAGGCTCAGAGCGCTAATTCTGTTCAGTTGAATCTCCCTTACTGCCGCTGGGATTCGCGGGGCGCATTGCGTGCCGGGTCGTTCGCACGGTTCGAGCGTTTCGCTCTCGATCAGCCGTACAGGGTGTTCCTGTCGTGGGCGGGCTATCTGACCCGTCTGATCGCCGGTCGCCGGTAGAGGCAATGCGGTCTGTTGGTGTTTCTTGTATTGCGCTGGCTGTTAAAGAGCGTCAGGCCGTAGGCCCTTCGCAGTGGCTGTGTGTCGCTGCGATGGGGTTAATTTAGCCTCAAGCTAAAATATCGTCAATAGCTCCAAGCTAAATATTTAGCTATTGGCGAAATTAGCCGTGAGCCTTTAAGCGGCAAGGCACCCGCTGAGTCGCCCGTTGGCGCTTTACGCGGCGCTTAGCAGTGAGCTATTATTTTTATTTATCTGTATGGATGTACAGTATTTTTGGGAGGTATGAATCGTGGGGAAATCGGCGAATCAGGTAGTACGGCAAGAGATGAGTGGCATGGAGCGCCTTGCGCTGCGCGTCTCATCGATGATCAATCACCCCGTAGCGCAGGCGCAGCGCTGGGTGACGATTCATCGCCTGGACACGGACGGAGATCGGGAGTGGGAGGAGGTGCTGAGCGTGATCGCCAATACGGACGAGCTCGAGCTGACACTCAATGACGATGGCAGCGTGACGGTGAGGTGGGAGCAGCAGGAGGTAGAGAAGACAGAGAGAGGAGAGGTTGAGTTTAAGCCGGAAGAAGAGCCTGCGCCTTTCTGACATTTGAAGCCGAGCCCGCCGAGGCGACGGGCTC